GGCAAGACGTACCAAAGCCAGGCAAGATTCAATTCCTTCCACGAAATGATCAAGGTGTGGCGGAAGGTATGTTTGGTTCTCGACCAAACCCGGTGCTTCCCATAGTTGCCAAAATTGATCGGGTGGCTAGAGAACTCAATCCACAGAACGTTGAGACTGGCAAGCAAATTATTCAAAGTCACACTAGAGATATCACACGTATGTTGAGCCCACAGGCCCGGTCCGGTGTTGATGTGATTGAGCAAGACGAATTAGACGAAGTAGACCGTAGAGGATTCTTGAAGGGTATGGGTGCGGCGGCTGTGGCAGGTGCTGGAATAAGTAAAACTAACAATGCTAATGCTTGGGATACAAAAGTTATTGAAAATATGTTGCAGTTATATTATATTTGCAAAGACCCTGACGCTATAAGCAATAACCCCGAGATTAAAAAACCTTTATGTGATAAAGTGCAATCTTCTATAAAAAAGTTTGCTAGTAGAAATGATGTAGGGCCAATGGGTAAATCAAGCGGGAAAATGATACTAAATTCATGGTATCCAAAAGTAAAGAACGACCTTGATACATTAAAATATGACGAATTAACTCCAGAGCAACATTTTTACGGTAAGTTAATCGGAATGCGAGTACGAGAATCAAATAAAATTATTAGTGATTTTAATAGCATGATGGAATTTAACGAAAGCGTATCGCAAGGTGTGGCGGAAGGTGTTGACATTGGGCAAGAGTGGATGAGTGACACAGAACTAGACCAGTATGTACCAGACCGCTTACAACAGCAATGGCGTGAACTATTGGGCTATGATCAGAATGGCAATCCAAGTGCGTTGTGGGTCAACTTAACAGGAGGCTACGAGCCTGATGTTCGTGATCCAGAACACCGTGCGTTAATGGTCAAAGTGGCCAACAAGTGGTTTACCGCAAAAAAGATTCCCAATGTCAAATTCTTCAATGTTAAAGATGCCGATGATGAATTAGAGTGGTTGGTACAAATTGGTCAGCAAGGTGTGGCGGAAGGCAAGGACGACTACGTGCCACCAAAAGAAGCCAACTACGATGACAAATATCAGGCCATGGTCCGGCGTGTGGGCGAAAAAGCCAAGCGGCAGGAAAAAGCCCGACAGCAACAGCCGCCAAAAACTCCTGTGCGTGAAAATCGCAGAGAGTTGTTGAAACAAATCATCCAATCATAAGAACACACCTACCTTAGGACCGTGTGGCCCGGGTGCTGGGCGTGGAAAGCGATTCGCTACCGTGATCCGCAAAGTGACCATTTTTCTTTACCAAACCCATTGCTTTCGTAACTACATCAGTATATAATACATGATCAAGGAGAACTTATGAGCGATTATAACCGCACTTTCAACGGCGAAGCCAAAGCCAAACTCACACAACTGATCAACGAAGGCATGCAAGTGCTACACGAAGTTGACACCCTAAACGAAGGCCTCAATGATACCATCAAAGCCATTGCTGAAGAATTGGAAATCAAACCTGCCACGCTGAAGAAAGCAATCAAGATTGCTCACAAAGCCAAACTGGGTGAGACCAATCGAGATCACGACGAACTCAACACCATCTTAGAAACTGTGGGCAAGACTTTATAATGTTTTCGGCTGTAGTTTTTGGTGCCGGAAGAACTGGCTCACATTTAATTAAACATAATTTAAATCAATATTTTAAATCTAATCTTGTGATAACTACGCATAATCCTTTGCTAAAATTATCAACTAATGATACTATACCTGTAATTAGTCGCCGTCGAAATATGTTTGACGCTATACTGAGTATGTTTGTAGCATCTAAATTAGATAAGTTTCATTTTTTTAAATCAGACTCAAGTACCATTAACATTGATCCATTTGCAATTGATACCGTATCTTTCGAAGGTATGTTTGAATTTCAAACAGCATTTTACCGAGCCATTGAATCAAGAAAATTTACTAATTCAATTGAAGTGTTTTACGAGGATATATTGTTAGACTCAAAATATCTTTTTTCTAAATTCGGTCACGATCACCAAATTAAAGATTTGATAATAAAATCTCCATATGATGTTAAATCTTTAATTACTAATATCGAACAACTGTCAGACTTATATAGAAATTTAGATAGTAAGGGAATATCCGAGCAAAGTTACAATTTCTTTATAGAAACAGTCGAAAATGATTTAAAAAATATACAAGAGGAACATAATTACAATCGCTATCAACAGAAAATCAAGTAATATGATTCTTTTAACAATTATAGGCAAAAAACTTTGAGTCAAACCTTTCAAGAATGGCGCAGTTCTGTTGCGGACTATGTTCGAGCCGACTACCGCGAATATCCCCTGCGCTTCTGCCTAGAGATGTTTGGTTGGGTAATCTCAATTGGTTGTAGCATGACCTATGCCATTACAGTGCCCAACTTGCCATTCATACCGCTGTATGCGGCATTCATCTCAGGATGCTTAATCATGGCCTGGTGTGCTTACACACGAGGCAGTTTTGGTATCCTGGGCAACTATTTGATACTAAGTATTATTGACAGCGCAGGGCTGATAAAATTGCTGATACAAAGCAATTGAGAGTCGTTCTTAAAACACTGTTTTTTACTATGATGATAAATAAATTATCATCATAGGTAGAAAATAATGAAAAAAAGATCATCAACTCATCGATACTTGTACAAAAAATGGCACGGTTTTATTCCAACAGACGAGTTGGGTAGGACATACGATATTCATCATAAAGATGGAAATCACGAAAATAACTCAGTAGAAAACTTAATAGCCATTCCTATACAAGAGCATTATGATATACATTATCGCAATCAAGACTATAGTGCATGTGCCCTGATTGCATGCAGAATGAAGATGTCAACCAATGAAATTTCAAGGCTTACTTCTTTGGCTGCCCAAAAAAGAGTTGCTGATGGAACTCATCATTGGCTCACCACAGAACATAGCAATAATGTAAAAGAAAGTATAAAGCGAAGAGTGAACGATGGCACTTATCACATGCTTGGTGGTGAAATTCAGAAAGACTTTCAACTCAAGAGAAGTTATAATAAAACACATCAATGGAACGGTCCAGATCATAACTATGACAAACTCAAAAATGGTACCCATCCGTCACAAAAAGAATGGCTTTGTCCGCACTGCGCTATAACAGGAAAAGGATCTACAAATGCAAAGCGATGGCACTTTGATAACTGTAAAAATAAACAAGGATAAAAATGTCATATATTGACGCATTATTTGACAGAGAACATGATAGAATTCATGTTGTAGAAAGAATAAATGGACAAAGAGTTTACAAAGAATTTTCAGCAGAATATCGATTTTACTACGATGACCCAAGAGGCAAGTTCCAAAGTATCTATGGCACACCCGTATCAAGATTTTCTACACGCAATAACAAAGAGTTCCGCAAGGAAGTCCGAGTTCACAGCCATCGGCCGCTTTATGAAAGCGACATCAATCCAATCTTTAGATGCCTTGAAGAAAACTACAAAGACCAAGATGCGCCTGAACTTCACACAGCGTTTTTTGACATTGAGGTGGCGTTTGACAAAGATCGCGGCTTCTCACCTGTATCAGACCCTTTTAATCCCATTACTGCGATTTCAGTCTACCTCGACTGGTTAGATCAGTTAGTAACACTTGCGGTGCCACCCCGGAGCATGACCTGGGCCACAGCACAGGATCTTGTGGCTGACTTTGAGAACACCATCTTGTTTGAGCAAGAGTCAGAAATGATCAAGACATTCCTGGACTTGATTGAGGATGCAGATATCTTGACAGGTTGGAACTCAGAAGGCTATGACATTCCCTATACTGTAAACAGAGCCACGCGAGTACTAAGCAAAGATGACACACGACGTTTTTGTTTGTGGAATCAACTGCCCAAGAAGCGTATGTTTGAACGCTTTGGTGCCGAGAATGAAACCTATGATTTGATTGGTCGTGTGCATATGGACTATATGCAACTGTATCGCAAGTACACATACGAGGAGCGCCACAGTTACAGTTTAGATGCTATATCTGAATACGAACTGGGTGAACGCAAGACACAGTTTGAAGGCACACTGGATAGTTTATACAACCAACACTTCCGGACGTTTATTGAATATAATCGTCAAGATACTATGCTTATCGCCAAGATGGACAAGAAGTTGCGCTTCTTGGAATTGGCCAATGAATTGGCTCACGCCAATACCGTGCTACTGCAAACCACAATGGGAGCGGTGGCTGTAACTGAACAGGCAATTATCAATGAAGCACATGAACGTGGAATGGTTGTGCCCAACCGCAAACAAAGACTCACAGACGAAGACACACAAGCGGCAGG